GATATTGACACCATGATTGCATCCTTGAATAATATATCTGTGATTCCTGATGAACAAAGCCTACAATTCAAAAAAGGTGAACTTTCTATACTTACTTGGCTGAAAACCTTGAGACAGGTCAGCGAGAGAGCGTACGAGGAACTTAATGAAAAGAATGTTTGAATTTGCCTGTGCAAACGGGCATAAAACCGAAAGACTCTGTGTTTATGAGATGCAGAGTTTTAGGTGTGAATGCGGTGAAACAGCCAACCGCATTCTTAGTGCGCCAGCCTTTAGGTTGGAGGGGTGGTCTGGTTCTTTCCCATCAGCACATGGGAAGTTCGAGAAAAGCCACCTTGACAAGCTAAAATCTGAACGCAAAGCCAACTCTTAAACAGAAATGTCGAGTTGATTCTCCTACAACCGAAACGGCAGGAAAAGGGAAAATATGTTGATTGACCAAGAACCTGAGATGAAAAGTGAGTTAGAAGCTGAAGAATCCAAGCTATCTAATACCATTGCGCCAACAGCGCCTGGACTCCCTGATAAATACAGGGATAAAAGTCTGGAAGACATTGTTCGGATGCACCAAGAGGCTGAAAAGCTAATTGGCAAGCAAGCGCAAGAAGTGGGAGAGGTAAGGAAACTTGCTGATGAACTCATTAAGCAGAACCTCAGTTCAAAGCAACAGACTATTAAAGAGGAAGAGCCAGAAGTAGATTTCTTTGAGAATCCACAGAAGGCAGTTCAGAAGACTATTGATAACCATCCTGATGTTCTCGCCGCCCGTCAAGCAGGTGTTGAGTTCAAGAGGATGCAGATTCAGCAGAAGTTAGTGCAAGAGCATCCTGACTACACTCAGATTGCTCAAGATCAGGACTTTGTGAATTGGGTGAAATCCTCGCCTATTCGCCTTGGTCTGTATGCAAAAGCTGATGGTGAGTTCGATTTTGATAGTGCTAATGAATTGTTGTCTACTTACAAGCAGTTGCGTGGTGTCAAGTCTAAGCAGACTGAACAAGCGGGTGAAACCGCCAGGAAGCAGAGCATGAAGGCCGCACAAGTGGATGTTGGTGGAACTGGTGAGAGTTCAAAGAGGGTATACAGACGGGCTGACCTGATTCGGCTGAAGATGACCGATCCGGCTCGATACGAGGCACTGAATGATGAAATTCTTGCTGCGTATTCTGAAGGTCGGGTCAAGTAACTTAACTTTCGTTTCTAAGGAGAAACATCATGGCATTTCCTACCCCTGCGGTAACTACGACTACCGCCGCTACATTCATTCCTGAAATTTGGAGTGATGAAATTGTTGCCGCATACAAGAAAAACTTGGTGCTGGCAAATTTGGTTATGAAGATGAACTTCAAGGGCAAGAAAGGTGACACTGTTCACATTCCTGCACCTTATCGTGGTTCTGCTTCTGCCAAGGCCGCTTCTACCGCAGTGACGCTGATTGCATCTACTGAGACTGAAGTTCAAGTGTCGATCAACAAGCACTATGAATATAGCCGCTTGATTGAAGACATCGTTGAGGCTCAAGCCCTGAACAGCTTGCGTCAGTTCTATACCAATGATGCTGGTTATGCCCTGGCTAAACAAGTCGATACCGACTTGATCCAGTTGGGTCGTTCTGCCAACGGCGGTACTGCTGACAACGCTCGTTATGCTGGCGGCTTCATTGGTGGCGATGGCACGACTGCCTTCGACTACACGGCTAACACCAACACTGGTAACGCCTCTGCTCTGACTGATGCTGCAATTCGCCGCACCATTCAGCGTTTGGATGACAACGACACTCCCATGGATGGTCGCTTCTTCATCATCCCCCCGTCTAGCCGTAACACGCTGATGGGTTTGGCTCGTTACACTGAGCAAGCCTTTGTTGGTGATGGCAACACCATCCGCAATGGTGAGATCGGCAACCTGTACGGCATCCCCGTGTTCACTTCCAGCAACGCTGACTCTGCATCTGCCACTGCGACTTTCCCCGCATCTGGTACTGCAATCGCCCGTGTTTGCTTGATGGGTCACAAAGACTCTATGGTTTTGGTTGAGCAAGTGGGCATCCGTTCACAAACTCAGTACAAACAAGAGTACTTGGGTACGCTGTTCACTTCGGACACGCTCTATGGTGTGAAGGCTCTCCGCACTTCTACCACTGGCACTGATCCGAATGCCGCATCCATGTTCGCCCTGGTTGTGCCTTCCTAATTGCAGTTGCGCCCCCTGCCCTAGTGGTGGGGGGACTTTTTTAACCTAATTAGGAGAAATCAAATGGCAGCAGCAACCGCAGTTGTTTCCCGTAGGGGCAATGACCAGTTTCGTGGTCTTTTTTCAGATACTTGGGATGTTTCTTGTACGCTAGATAGCGCTTCAATCGCTACTACTGCTACGGCTACTGACACAGTAACTGTTCCAGGCGTTGTTTTGGGTGATATGGTGCTTGGTATGTCAATCAAAGTGAGTGAAGCAGGCTTGGTTCGCCGTGCCTATGTTTCAGCCGCTGACACAGTGACTATCGTTACCTACAATCCCACAGCAGGGTCTATCAACTTAGATTCAACCAATATGCAACTTGTAATTGGTCGTGCTGTAGTTTAAAGATTGGGGGGTTCGTCCCCCCTTTCTTTGTTTTGGAGTTAATCAATGGCAACTTTTCGCTGTCTTCAGTCTGGTAACACAGTAAGTTTTACCTTGCAACATGACATTGACTCAATGAAGGGTCATCAAGGTTATGTTCGTATTGACGAGCAAGAAAAGGAACCTGATGCGTATGATGCCAATGCCGTGAGAACAGACACTGCTTTCACGCCGCCAGTTGTACGGCGCATGGGTCGCCCAAGGAAAGTTGCAAATGTCTGATATAGACGCTAGAGATTTTGGAAAACTGGAGGCTCAAGTTGAGGCTCTCCAGAATGAAGTTCACTCTTTGAGTAAAGATGTGAAGGCTTTGTTGGAACTTGCTAACAAAGGCAAAGGTGGATTTTGGATGGGTATGACTATCGCGTCATTCATGGGCGGTGTTATTACCTTTGTTGCTGATCGTGTCTGGAAATAAAGGAGAACGCTATGCCTATGGTCGGAAAAAAGAAGTTTCCCTACTCTGAAAAAGGCGAGAAAGAAGCCAAAGAGTACGGCAAGAAAAAGGGTGTTCCTGTAACCATCATGGTAGCAATTGGGAAACCAAAAGGCTTGCCTATGCGTGGTGGTCGCACTGCTACCAATATGATGAAGAAATCAAGTCGTGGCAAATGAAGACCAAAGCACAAAAAAAGATTAGCAAGGTGATGACAGAATTTGGCGCTGGGAAATTGCATTCTGGGTCTAAAAAGGGGCCAGAAGTGACTTCCCGTAAGCAAGCAATTGCCATTGCATTGTCTGAAGCTGGCATGGCAAAACCTAAGAAGAAGGCCAAGAAATGAAACCTGGACTTTATTCCAACATCGCAGCAAAGCGTAAGCGTATAGCTGAAGGTTCTGGTGAGAAGATGCGGAAGGTAGGGGCCAAGGGTGCGCCTACTGCTGCTGACTTTAAACAAGCTGCAAAGACTGCAAAGAAGGTTAAAAAGGTGAAGTAGATGAAATCTCCTGTTTGGCAAACAAAAGCTGGTCAAAATCCCAAAGGGGGGTTGAATGCCAAGGGGAGAGCATCTTATAATGCAGAAACTGGTGGTAATCTCAAAGCACCAGTAAAGTCGGGGGACAACCCTCGCAGAGCAAGTTTCTTGGCTCGTATGGGTGGCAATGATGGCCCTGAGTTCAAGAATGGTGAACCAACGAGACTGCTTCTTTCGCTAAAGGCATGGGGTGCAAATTCCAAGGCTGACGCAAAGGCAAAAGCTAAAGCTATATCCGCAAGGAACAAGGCAAAGGCGAAATGAGAGCATTATCAGTTGGTGTTAGTCCTACAGCGGCAGTAGACACAACAGTCTATACCTGTCCAAAGGGCTATTACGCCAAATTCACTGTAATGTATATACACAATACAGGCGGCTCTACCAAGCATATAACTGTGCAATGGTATGACGCAAGTGCTAATACTACGCTTGATATATTGACTCAATACAATTTCACATCAAAAAACTATCTTCAGTTTGATGGCAATGCCTACATTGTTTTAGAAGAAGATGACAAGTTAAAAATAACTACTGAGGCAGGAAGCTCCTTCAGTTTTATAGCAACATTTGAACAAGAAGGGTTGGCGAGAGCATGACACTACTAGAACTTGTCAACGATGTGTTGATCCGCTTGCGTGAACCTGTTGTAACCACTTACAACGAAACCACTTATTCCACTCTGATTGCCAAGTTTGTCAATGACACAAAGCGTCAGGTTGAAGATGCCTTTGGGTGGAATGCACTTGGTCAAACAGTCACCATTAGCACTGTTGCTGGCACATACCAATATGGGTTAACTGGTGCTGGACAGAAGTTTCAGTTGATGGATGCCATCAATGCAACAAGCAACATAGGACTCAAAAACACCACTTTTGTGGATATGAATCGTAAGCAGAACTTCTCTGTGGTTATGACGGGTATCCCAAGCGAATACAACTTTGATGGCGTGGATGCAAACTACAACGCCAAAGTAACAGTGTATCCAAGGCCAGATGGCGTGTATAGCCTCATGTTTGCATTGGCAGTTCCACAGGCTCCATTGGCGGCAGATAGCACTGTCATTCTTGTCCCTGATGTAGTTGTTGCTCAAGGTGCGTATGCAAGGGCATTGGTTGAGCGTGGTGAAGATGGTGGTCTATCTTCGTCTGAGGCTTACACACTGTTTCGATCCATGTTGTCGGATTACATTGCCTTGGAGGGCAGTCGTTATCCTGAGAACCAAGAGTTTGTTCCGCAATGAGCCAACAAATCCAGACCTTTTCTGTATCGGCTCCAGGCTTTTTTGGACTCAATACACAAGACTCTCCGCTTGATTTAGCGGCTGGATATGCTGCGATTGCCACAAACTGCGTAATTGACCAGTACGGGCGCATTGGCTCTCGCAAAGGCTTTTCAAGGGTTAACACATCCTCTGGCAACCTTGGTGCAAACAATGTAACAGTCATCCATGAGTTGGTGCAGACTGATGGCACTTTGACTGTTCTGTTCGCTGGAAACAACAAGCTGTTTAAACT